TAGCAGCATTAGTTGCTATGTCTCCTGATGTTACCGTGGTGTTTGTAGCGTCATTGGCAATAGCAGGTCCTGCATATGTGCCTGTACCTGTAAGTCTGATTGCTGTTGTATCAGCTGACGCACCTTTAAATTGTACGAGTACAGAACCAGCAAGGGCGTGATGTATTTTTACGATACTTAATTTTGCACCGTTAGCGTGTCCTGATAAATCACTTGCGTCAAGAGCAGCCGAAGTTGCACTATCTGCCGAGTGATCTAGACGAACTACAACTAAACCGCCAGCAGAACCGGCACCCGTAGGTATATTGTCGTCTCTTAATGTTTTTGTTGCGAATGCCATAATTCTCTCCTATTAACTATTTATACTATCTAAGAGTTTCTCTCTCTAAATAATCCATAATTTTATCTTTGTTAACACCATACTTTTTTACTACTCGAGCAATGTTAGTGTCTATCTTATCTAACGAATCAGAGGTTCTGAATAAGTCATCTACCGCCTTTTTCATTTTAGGTGATAATTTCTTATATTCTTTACTCTTTTTGTGTTCTGATTCGTCTAATGACGAAACATATTCGTTATACTGTCTCATCCTGTGTGGGTTCCTCTATGCCATTACCAGAAAAAGGATCAACCTCGGTATATGGAGCACCTTTTCCTGTGCCTAATATATCTTCTTCAGGTTGTGCCTCTACTTCTACAGCGGGTTCTTCAGGCGTTTCTTCAGTTTCGGATTTGTCGTTCATCCATTCACCTGCAACATCTTGACGCCTATCATCTAGTGCTGTTGAAATTTTACTAGCAAGACCGTTTTTAAATGCCTTCTCAGCACCAATATTATCTCCTTGAGATAGAGAATCTATCATATCTTTAACATGGTTTACTTCAGGATTATTGTCCTGTGTTTGTTCTTCACTCATTCATTTTCTCCTTTATTCATTATATCTCGTTCAATCTCGTTTTCGTCATCTTCAGATTCTAATGGATCTGCGATTACACCGTGTTGAACTTCATTAGCGATTTGTGAATTGATTTCTAAAATCTCTTCATCTGATTGTCTTAACACATTCTTTCTTAGATATTCTACTGAAAAATATTTACCAACATAAGGTGTTAGTTCATTTGCAAGATTAATTCTTTCTCTTAGCATTTCAGCAGTTTTTAATTCAGCAAAATGTCCATCTTGTAAAAAATCATATTGAATGTGTTGTTTAATTCTATCCCAGTCATCTATTGATATAACACCTTTTAATACTAATTGTGTTTTCAATAGGTCTTGAAATAGACCTGTAAAGCGTTTTCTTAATCTTTGTACAAATTTAGAAAACTTTACTTCATCTCTTGTAATTTCAGCACTTTTACCAATACTGAAACCTTGATCTTGTTCCATTCTACTTACAGGAACATGGAGTGATCTGTAAACTCGTTTTTGAAAATACTGAACATCATTTATCTCACCTAGATTTTGACCACCAGGTAGAGTGGATATCTCGGTACCTCTACCGCCTTCTCTCCTAGGCAGCCAGAAGTCCTCGAGCATTGACATATGTTTTCTGTCATCTCGCATTTCTCCTGTCGAGGCGTCATAGACAAGTTTATTTCTATATCTTGCCATGACATCTTTTAGATATTGTTCTGCCTTAACTTTAGGCAAATTACCAACATCAATATAAAATATTCTTCTTTCAGGCGCCCTTACAATACGATAGATAACTACCGCATCCTCAATCATTCTTAATTGATTGACAGGTTTGATTGCCTTATGTAGATTACTTAATACTACATTTTTATTCTGATCAATTACACCAGAAGTACAGTATGATATAGCGTCTGGCGCAATCTTCACACCCATATTAGAGTTAGGTGAAGTCATACCTTTTTCGTTATAGACATACCATTCTTCTACAGCGGTTGTCATTTCGATACCTTTTGTAGATTTTTTCTTTTGTATCTCTCTAACTTTACGAATTTTTCTAGGGTCAATGTATCTTAATTCTGTAAGCCCTAACCTAGGTTGTTCTGGGTTAATTACTTTATGATAATAAACTCTTCCGTCTATGTACCATCTCTTAAAAATATCGTGACCTTTTTCATCAAACATTAATAGTTTAAGAATTTCGTCAAACTCATCTCTAATTTTATTTTTAATTTTACTTGATAATTGTAGATTATCCATAGACAAAGAAACCGCTTGGTCTCTTTCATTTGAAACTATTGCTTCATTTACTATATCATCAATAGCAGTATCAACTTCGGGGTATATTGCAATTTCTCTATATCGTCTAATTAGTTCTTCTTCATTCTTTGCACCGCCCTCCATATCGAGGTACGATCCAAAGTAACCACCAGCCGATACGGTAGTAGTGCCATCATCAGCTGTAGGGACGGTGAAACTTTGTGGTACTCCACCGTCCTTAGCTTTTTGATTAGCTCGTGTTATTTGAAAACCAAATAATTCAGCCATTTGTATTCCTTTTCATAATTAAGTTCTACTTATATTTATACGATAAATTAAGTAGTAGTATCAGTCTCAAAGTATTGATATCTGAATGTACACTGGAATTCTTCCACAGCATTATTCGTATCATAAGCGACATCTATTGCTGATAAACTAGTCGGGAACATTCCTCGGAATGTATAGGACTTTAGTTTAGACCCATTTCTATCTAATTGATCTATAAAAGCGTCAACTTGATAATCAACTGGGTTAGATAAGCCTTCGTTATCACTCATATTATTCATACCATTCATCCATCTTTCTAAACCATTTCTGATTAAGAAGTCTGTATCGTTTAGTATGGTTATAGTCCAAGGTTCAAATTCTCTCTCACCTGAAATATACAGATTTCTTCCTCTGAAAGGTACTGCAACTTCTCCCACGGTAGAACCGGGAAGTTGAGCAGCCTTACATAAGAAAGCCATTTGTTGTGTTTCACCACCAACAACTGAATATCCAGGAAAAGGTAATGTCACCTTAAACTGATTGGCTCTTGCACCGCCTCCAGCGAGACGAGATTTAAAGTCATTTATATTAGGCATTGTGTTCTCCTCCCTCTAGGTTAAGCACCTGCAACTTCAGAAAAGGACACGCCTGATCTTGTTGCAATAAAGTTTAATGTTATGAAGTTAATTGATCTGTTAGGTTTGATAAAGATATCAGCCCTAAACTCATTACGATCAATAACATCGCCAGTATTGTTTGTGTCATCACAGACTACTTTAAAGTCTGTTAAACCTCTACGACCTTGTACATCTCTTAGGAAAGGTTCTACGAGATTTCTAAATTGTGCTCTAGTGAATTCGTCATTGAACTCAAATAGTTGAAATTTAGAAGCAGTAGAAATTGCTTTCTCTAATACGATAAACAATCTTCGTACATTGATACGATCAAATGCACTTGGTTTTGCCAATGCAGTTTTATCGCCAAACAGTACAGTACCTTGACCAGGGAATGTTACCACTGGATTAACTCTTGCACGGTATAACTCATCTCTTTGAGATTTGTTAGGACTAAATGCAAGTTTAACAGCACCACGAATTTGACCTCTATTGAGTCCGCCTGGTGAGAACCATGCGTCTGCAACATTGTCAGTTCTAGCACATAAGCCAGCGATATCTCCGTTCAATGGAACATATCTGTAAACATCATTGTATTTGTCATATTGGTATTTGTGACCACTATCAATCGAAGCATAAGAAGTAGAAGAAAGAGCGTCAGCAAATGCTTTTACTTTTACAGTTTGTACGATTGGGTCTTGTTGATCTACCGAAGCCTCTTTTGGAGGTGAGATAAATGCAACACAGTCTTTTCTGAATTCTGCAACATCAATAACAGCAGTAGCCTTGGTAACACCGGTAGTATCACCAGTAGTATCTGAAGGTCCTGTTAACAATAAGTTAATGTCAACAGTTTCGCCATCTTTGAATTTATCATATGCAGTTTGAAGTTCACCGTTGGTNACAACAAANTCNTCNGTACCACTTCCTAGTGAAGCGTTNAACAATGCACTTGCAGTAGCACCAGCATTATCAAAAGTTTGTGATTGTTTGGTAGCACCTGCGTTTGCAAGTGTAGTTTCGTGATCCATCCAATACACATACTCTGATTGATTGTATAGTACATCAACATAGTAATTAGTTCCACCTTGTTCAGTCTTAGCGTCAGAAGCCTGTGAAACTCCTTCGTATATTTCTAAGATTGTTCCAGCAGTACCTGTAAGACCTCCATCTTCGTCTGTTATGACGATATGCATTTCGTCATTTGATCCACCGTGATTAGAAACATCTGAACTTGTTCCTGGTGCACCGTCAACTAGATCGAAATGTTTCCAGTATCTTTTGATTTTTGCGTTATCCACGACAGCGTGTTTTAATCCTGTTCCGCCGCCTGGTGTTCTTCTTTTAATAGTTAAGTCGTTTGAATTAATTGCAGTAATCTCGTAATATTCTCCCGATGGTGCGCCTCCAGCAGCAGGAACAACACTTGCGTCACCAAACTCAATCACATCACCAACTACGAATTCTGAACCAGTATCAACAGCAACCGTAGTAGCGCCGACAGCGAGACCCGATCCGTTATTTACTAGTGAAGTAGCAGCAGATGAATAAGCGTTTGAATTTGTACACACAGATACTTGAATGGAATTACCCCAAGTACCAGCAGTTCTTGCAGCCCAAGATCCAACATTGGCAGAACCATTAGCATAAGTTTGCAAATAATGGTTTGTATTTTTTATTAGAATAGCAGTACCTGAAGCAACAGCATTAACCATGCCTGTTGTAGCTCTTACTATTCTCAAAGTGTTTGCGTACTGTAAGAAGTTAGCAGCTGTATAGAAATACTCAAAAGTACTTCCGTTTGGTTGACCAAACTGTTCTAC